CCCGGTCGAAGGATGCTCGCCGTACTTCACGACAACGCTCGTGTAGACGTCGGTCAGGCCCTTCTCGATCTGCCAGCCAGAGACGATGTCATCGTCGCGAAGCGTCGGCGTTCCCGGAGGCACCGCGCCGCTGTAGACCTTGAAGTAGATGGAGCCATCTCCGCCGAGCACGATGTTCGCCGTGCAGGTGTACTCAAGCCGCTCGAAGATGTCCTTTGTCGAGACGGGCGCCTTCAGGTACAGGCCGAGCTGCTCGGGTGCGCGCAGGCGCGCATCCGCGAATGAGACGACATCCACGAGCGACCACGGCCTCCCGAGCCACTTCTCGAAGATGATGGCGCAGATGTCCGGCCCCGTCTCGATGAGAGCCGAAGCGCTCCCGGTGTACTTGCCGCCCGCGGTGTCCTTGTAGCCCTGCGCGTCCACGCGGATGATGTGGCTTTTCTCGGGGTCCTCGAAGGTCGGGTCGTCCCCGAGGTAGCTAGTCGAGCCCGTGCGGTCATCCGACTTCCCGAAGCCGATCAGCTCCCACACCTGGATCTTGCTCGTGCCCGTCTTGCACAGGAGGTTTAGAGTGCCCGACGTGCGGCCAATCGTGAACTTGTTCGTCGTGTTCGAGTAGGTACACTGGCAGGTCGTGTCCGCCCCACCGACTGCCGTCCGCATCGCGGCCTGTATCTGCCCCGCGAGTCCGTCCGCGGTGTAGAGCCCTGGTGTCAGCGCGGCCTTCAGTTCGGAGCCGCCCGTGTTAAAGTTCAGCTCTTTGTTCTCTGCCGTGATCTGGTACGGGCCGACGTCAGTCACGATCGAGACGCGGCCCGTCGCCAGGTCCTCGGTGTAGTGCGTCGTCACCGTGAGGGCGAGGCGTTTCGTCGAGTCGCTCTTCGCCGCAGCATCGCTGTCGCGGTAGGCGTAGACTGCGTCAACCGCTTTGATCCCATTCGGTGCGGTTTCGCAGTGCGCGATCTCATAGACTCCGTATTTCCCGTAAGTCGCTTCTTTGTCGATGCGGGGCGGCGTGATGCCCGAGGCGACGCCGAAGAGCAGCGGCCTCGATGCGCCCACGTTCGACATGTCCATATTCGGAAAGGCGATGTCCGAGTAGATCGCCTGCGGGATGCCGACGTGGTAGAACGCGAACAGGTCCGCGGCCTGGATGTCGATCGACTCGTCGTCAGCCTTGAACGCTTGAATCAGGCCCGTGAAGCGCTGGCGCCAGTCATCCCAAGGGATGTCTGTCCCGTCCGCGCACGCACCGCCCTCGCGGACGATCACCTCTGCGTTGAGCCAGTTCAGCGAGTGCAGTGCGCGGTCGAAGAGCCCGTCGGCATTCGCGATGGTCACTGCTGCGGAGCCGATGCGCTTCCCCCCGAAGTAGATGTCGTTCGAGCCGCTCTCGTGCGTGAGGTTGTCCATCGTGAAGCGGTTGCCGTAGTAGACGTGCGCGTGCGCGCGTCGGAAGGTCAGGCTATCGAACCGCACGACTCCGCTCTTAGCGGAACCGCCCGTGTTGAGCGCCTGGACATCCATCGTGATCGTGGAGCCGTCGACACCACACCAGAAGGCGAGCGAGAAGCGCTTCCACACTCCATACGTTCGCCCGAGCGAGAGTGCCGCGGCTTCGTAGGTACGGCCATCGGAACCCACGATGTTTGCACCGACCGTCACCTTCAGCGCCGGCACGATCTCGGGGTCGCCCGCGACGTCGCTCATGTAGTAGCCCGCCGCAACATACCAGCCCTGCGAGGACGAGGCCACGGCCTGTTGTGAGAGGCCAACAGAGCCTGTGGCCGCGCTCATCGTGAGCCGCGCGGAAGAGCCGAACTTCGAGATCGTCGCGTCTTGCTCTACCAGCTTCCCCGCCGCTACGCCGTTCTCCGTCCACGAGGCGCAGTCCGTTCCCGTCGTCCATGTATCCAGCCCCGCGTTCGCCAGCTTCTCTGGCCCGAGCACCGGCTGCACCATCGCGAGCGATGAGACGAAGGCAGAGAACTGCACCGCGACCGTGCGGAGGTTCGGGTTGTCGTCGCTCGCGAGATGGATGTAGAGGATCGGGAACTGGTCCCAATACTTCCCGTCGTCCCAATTCGTGAGGTCCCACTTGAATCCGGGAAGGCGCACCATCTCCGAGCTGTAGTAGAACGTGCTGGCCGTAGCCTGGCACTCGGCGATGGAGTCGACTCGCGTCAGGAACGATTCGAGGTCGGTCTTGACTGCGGCGACGTCGAGCGTCCGATAGTCGTGGACTTCGTCGCACGGCGTCGAGTAGCACCCCGAGCCGACGTGAGCCCAGCCCGTCATCACGCGGGACGGACGGATCTCGATGGCCGCGACCTTCTGGCCGTATGCGTCATCGAGAAGGTCCGAGAAGCACGGCAGCCCGGACCTGAGCCCGGGCCGCCCGTGGCCGATTCCACTCGTGAGAGAGAGACTCATCCGACGGCCTCTAGCACCTCGATGCCGATGTCCCAACGCTCAGGCGGGTTGCCGTCGCCGAGCTGATGCTGCATGTCGATTGGGCGCGTCAGGAAGACATAGCGCGTCGAATCGGCCGGGAGGTTCTGCGGGTCGATGGACAGGAAAAACGGCCGGCCGACGCCGAGATAGTCCTGCATCTGCTCGAACGCTTGTTTTTCCGTCGTCCTCAGCCGCGAGAAGTTCACGCGCTGCGCTCGTCTCACCCCGCGTTTGTCCTGGTAGACGGCACCCGTCGTGCTCGTCACCACGGCGCTCAGGTCGTCGACCGCGTCGGTGTAGCCCGGCAGAAGGCCGCGCGACGGTTCGAGGTACGGGCCAGCCCATACGACAGCGAGCTGCGTGTAGCCCTCCGGGTTCGCGACGTCCTCGATGAGTAGCCGCCACCAGCGCCTCGTCCACGCCGAGCTGAGGAAATACGCCCCGAGCCGCGCGTTGACTGTGAGGGCCTGGCTCTGCGCTGGCGAGGTCCATGCGTCGGTGTCGTTCGCCTGCATCGTCATGGCGCCCACGCCGACGACGACGTTCGAGGACAGGCCCGCGAGGAACTGCGCGCTCTGCGCCACCGCGCAGTCGATCTTCAGCCACTCGCGCGAGTGATACGCGACGTTGTCCGCGAGGTAGCTGTTCGCGCCCGTGTCGTTCGACGACACGATATAGCCGAGGTCCTTGCCGGCGCTCACGGCAGCATTCGTGCCCGACTGCCATCGTAGTTCGAACGTGCTCGTGCCCGCGATCGTGAACTTCTTAGTCGAGGTCGAATAGGTCACGGTGTAGGCGTTGCCGCCATCCGCCGCGCGCATCCGCGCCTGCACCTCGGCCGCATAGAGGTCTGGTGTCGCGTAGTTCCCGGCCGTCAGCGTTGCGGCGTAAGTCGTCGTAGAGCGATAGAAGTCCAGCTTGTCGTTGAAGCCCGCCACGACGTTCCATCCCAGCTTCGAGCGCCACGGCTTCGACGCCTGCGGGAGGATCGCCCATCGGCTCGGAAAGTCGGCCTGCTCGGAAGAGGCGCTCACGACGACGGCCCCGAGGGCGAGGACGTTTTGCTGCATGAACCTCGGCGTGCGGTTCGCCATTAGCCGAAGCTCCGCACGGCCGTCGGCAAGATGCGAAGGGCACCGCTGAGCTGCGCCTTCTCGATGACCTTCGCGAGTTCGCGCCCGTCGACGTTGACCGATACGCTCACGAGCATCCCGCCCAGGCGGCCGGCGATGCGAGCCGCCATGTCGTCCCCGAGCGAGCCGAACAGCGCCTTGACCGGAGCCGCGACCTCGGCGCCACCGGCCTCGCCCATGACAACCGGCGTCCCGCCTGTGCGCGGCGCGACGACGATGCCCGCCTGAGCCCGCGGTATCACGAGCCCGCCTCGGGCGAACCCTGGCGGCTCTGAACCTGTCGGCGCCCCGATAGGCGGCACGCCCACACCCTTTCCTGCGGTTGCGAGGTTGCCGACAGCCCCCGCTGCCGCGTTCGCCGCAACCGGAATGCCGCCCATCACCTTGACGAGTTCCTGGATGTTCGAGACGAGGAGCTTGACGCCCTCGGCCATCGCCTGTACGGGGTCTACGGCGAAGGCAACGCCGGCTTCTTTCGCCTGAGAGATGAGGCTCTGCGTGGAAGCGTCGAGGTTGTAACCGTAGAGGCTCGCCTGGTTCTGGATCTCGGCGAGGAGTGGGGCGATGGCGAGGAACGCTTCCTTGGAAGTCGCGCCTCCGGCCAGCAGTTGCTCGAACGCGGCCTTTGCCCCGACGCTCACGCCCTGGAACGCTTCCACCGTCATGTAGCCAGCCTCGCCCAGGCCCGTGAGAACCTGCTGCATCCCCGAGATGGCTTCGAGCACAGGGCGTGTCGCTTCGCCAGCGGCGAGGTTCATGAGGCTCTGCACCTGCGCGAAGGACGCCGGCATCGTCTCCCCGAGTAGCGCTTGCATCTGCTCGAACGCGGGCATGAGAGCATCAGCCGCGGCGACAAGGCCCTGCTCCTTCACCATGCCCCAAAAGGTCGCCGAGAACATCGAAGCCGCGGCTTCGGCCGGGAGGGCGAATCCGCCGGCCATCCCCTCCATGATCTTCTGGAGTCCGGTGCCAGCCTTCGACAGCCCTTCCCACACGGCCGCCGTGATCTCGGGGATCTTGACGCCCGTCTCTCGCGCCTGGAGGACCATATCGAGCGCGGCTTTCTTCGAGGTCTGCTGTGCCATCGTGAACGCCTTGCCCAGCTCGACGACGCCCTCCTTCGCGATCTTCCCGCCCGAAGCCACTTCCTTGAAGAGCGCCGAGATCCCCTTCGAGTAGTCGCCGATGCTCTTGCCGCTCTGGCTCGCAGCTTCGGTGATGTGCAGGAGCGAGGCCGTAGCCGTAGACACCCCGAGGTCCTTGCCCTCCTTCTTGATCGCGATCGCCATCTCGCGAGTCACGTCTCCGCCGAGTGCGGCGCTGACGTTCTTGATGGCCTTCTTTGTTGAGGCGTTGCCCAGCATCGACGATGTGAAGTTGATGCCGGCGCCAATCGCGGCGCCAATCGGGCCGCCCATCTGGAAGCCCACCATCGCGCCCTTGCCGGTGGCCTCAGCGACGCCCTTGCCCCCCTTCGTCGAGCCGAGGTTGTACGCTTCGATGGTCGAGTTGATCGCGTCCATCGCCATCGCGGCACCGGCCTGCGCCTTCTGGCCTGGCTTCATGTTCTGCCAGTTCGCCATCGCGCCCTTTTGGCCGATCTTGAGGCCTCCGATGCCGCCGCCTGGCGTGCCGACCCCTGCCGACATTGCGGAGGCCATGCCCGCGAAGATCGAGGCTACACCGCCGGCTTTGCCCCCGAGCGCGGTCATCGTGTTCGCAGCGTTCTGGAGTACCTGGTTCCACGAGACGGTCTGGACCGTCATGTTCTCCATGCCCATCGAAGCGAGGCGGACCTGAGACGTGATCTCGGTCTCCGACAAGCCAGCCGCACGCAGCGCACCCTCGAGACTCTTGACGGCGAGCTGTCGCTCCTCATAGGTCTTCGACGTGTCCTTCGCCACGTCGCGGTACTTGCCCGCCTGCACCCACAGGTTCGACATCTGCTGCCCGGCCGACTGAATCTCCTTCGAGATCCCCGGCCCGGCCGGCCCTTCGATCTTGAGAACATCCGCTGCCGCGGCGGTCTTCCTGAGCTGACCCTCGAACTTGACGCCCTCCTGATACGCCTTCTGCATGTCGGGGCCCAGCATCAAGAGCTTCTCGTCGAGCAGAGCGAGCGCCTCCGCGGCAAACGGGATGTCCTGATCGGCCGCCTGCTTCAGCGTGACGCGCCACTTCTCGAGGGCGCCGCGCGAGTACTCGGTGGCCGTCGGCAGGTTGCCCAGGGCGAGAGTGATGTCCTGAACGCTCTGCTTCGCAGAGTCGCCACGGAACTCCGCGAAGAGCGCGTTCATGCGCTTCATCGACTCATCAGCTTCCTTCGCTGCCGCCGCCTCGTTGGCGAGCTTCTGAGCGTGGCTCTCTGCGCCGCCGCCCGCCGCGTGCGAAGCTCCCGCCGCCTTCTCCAGCTCCTTCACGTACCCGCCGATGGCCGCCTTCACACGCCCGGCCATGTCGTTCCGCTTCATCTGACCGAGTTCTTCCTTCGCGATCGAGTTCGCAGTTTCGTCGCTGATCCGCTTGAGGTCAGCCTGGAGCTGGTCGTAATTCGCCTTCGCCTTCAGCGGGTTCGAGAGCGTCTCCATGAATGCGACGAACGTCACGTTGGCCTTCTTTGTCATGTCCTCGAGGCCGATGAGCCCGATTCTCATGTCCGAGTAGGTGTTGACGAGTCCCACGGCAGACTGCGCCACCCACCCGAAGGCCTTCACGAGTGCGACGAGGCCCTGGCCGATCCAGTCTTGGATCTGCTTCTGGTGGTCCTGGATGTACTTCGACAGATCTCCGATGGCTTCGCGAAGCACGCGCATCCCGACGTGGACGAGTTCGCTCGTCACGAGCACGCCCATCATGTTGTTCTTCAGGCCGCTCCATGTCAGCTTGAGCCAGTCAATCGAGTCGCCGAGATCGTCCGCAGACGCGATGACGTCCTTCTTCATCACGACGCCCAGGCGCATCGCCTCGTTCTGGAGCCCGCGGAACTCGCCCCCGAGGGCGGCGAGCAGTGGCCCCTGGCGCCCGAGGAGCTGCATCGCGAGGGCGTTGCGCTTCGAGGCGTCCTCCATCTTGCCCAGCGCCTCGACTACGGTCGTCAACATCTGCGCCGGGGCTTGGTTCTTGACCTCGTTCATCGAGAGGCCGAGTTGCTTGAATGCCGCGGCCGTACCCTTCGAGCCGCTCTCGCTCGTGCGCTGTAGACGAAGCATGATCCCCGACACGGCCTCTGCGCTCATGCCCACGGCTGCGACCGCATAGTTGATCTGCTGAATCTCATCGGTTGAGATGCCCATCTTCGCAGCGAGGTCGGTCCACCTTCCACCGAGTTCGATGACGGTGTTCACACCCTCCTTCAGGAACCGGAACGTCTCGCTTACCGCTCCTTTCAACAGACCGAACCCGACTTGCACTGTCTGGAGCCCGGCGGTCCACGCAGTCGCAAACGCCGTGACGCCTCCAGACGAACCGAGCTTCTTCGTCTGGTCCTGCACCTCCTCTGCGGTGTTGTTGAGCTGCTTCAGCCCGACGGAGATGTCGGAAAGCCCCGAGAGGGCCTTGGTTGCATCGACCTCGAATGGAAGGACGATCCCTTCGGCCATCAGCTTCTCTTCCTGCGCGCCACGGCTTCCTTCACTTGGCCCTCGCGCTCAGCCGCGATGCGCGCCGTGATCTCCGGGTCGGTGATCGTGGACACGACGCGCGCAAGCGTCTCTCGGCGTTCAGCGCGTGACATGGCGCCCGTCTGCGACTCGATCCAGGCGGGCGTGAGCGGAGCAAGGTCTGGCTGGAGCAGAACCCACAGGATGTTCGCGGCTTCGACGTTCCCGCGTTCGAGAGGCACCCGCGGGCACGGGCGCCCCTCTTGCGCGGCGAAGTACGCGAGATTGTCAGGCGGGAGACATGGGTCGCCGGAGCCTCCCAGCACGGTACATTCCGCGCATCGCGACTCCGGGACATGGTATTCGAGTCTCCACCTCAGCCAGCCGGTGAGTTTCCCCGTAGCGCCTCGGCGACGCCGCTGCGCTTCTCGCCGACCTCCTTCGCCTTGCGGAGAATCAGCCGGCCCAGGTCCGAGTGTGCGGCTACGATCTTCTTCTTGATCGTGTCGCTCAAGATTCCGTCGAGGCAGAAGCGGTCGCCCGCGGCAACCTTCTTCTTCAGGACGCCCGACCATTCCTGCGCCGCCTTGTCGTCCTCGATGCCAACCCAGAAGTTCTGCGTGTCGAGCCAGGCCGAGCACACCTTCTCCGCGAGCATCTGCACGAGCTGGTCCGAGTCGGGCACCTTCGCACGCATGACCGAGTTCGCCGTCTCGACGCGCTCCTCGCGACCGTACTTGTTTTCGATCGCGAGGGCTTCGTCGTCGTTGAGTGGACGCACGCGTATGAGAACGGGGGTCTTCACCCCGTCGATGGAGTCCGTACCGATCTGGACGACTTCGCCCGTGTCGTCATCGGACCATGCCCTCAAGAAAACCATGCACTCCTCCTTCGCATGGCGCGCTTATGCAAGCGCGTCGGTGTTTCGTTTGTTGACGAGCTGGATCGTGATCGCGTTCTGGTTCGGGAAGCCCGTCGGCGCCGAGGCCCCCTGATGCGCCCACACTCGCCCGTTTAGCGAGAAGGGCATCACGCCGGCGTTCTCCGCCGTCGCGCCTTCGAGTGTGAACTGGACAGCCGGCATCCAGACTCGCATCTCGTAAGCGTATGCTCCATCGCAGGTGCCTCCCGTGAGGAGCAAGAGGCACCGCTGGCGGGTCTTCGTGCGCGCCGCCGCCAGCATCGTCGGCACGCTGTCGTCGGAGCGCAGCGCCGGGAAGTCCGCCTTGAAGTTGAGGTTCAGGTAGCCCGAGAGCAGTGGTTCCTCGATGAAGGTCCCGTACTTCGTCGTGACCGGCCCCTCGACCGGGCGCTCACAGTCGACCGAGAACCCCTTGATGTAGACGAGGTGCGCCGCTCCCAGGGCGCCCACCGTCGCCACGTCGTCGATATACGCCTTCAGCTGCGAGAACTTGATGAGTTCGCGCACGGTCGGGAAGGTCACGTTGGCGATGGTCGTCGTGTTGTTCGTTCCGGTCCCGCCGTTGTTCAGGCGCTTGTGCGCAAGCCCTGTGAACTCCGTCGCGAGGAACTGCCCGTCCGCGTCAGCCGAGATCGCGAACTTGTTCGGCTTGAAGTTGCCGTACTCGTGAACCTCGAAGCCGCGGTCGACGACGAGCGTGCCGAACTTGCCCTCGACGTCGTTCGCGACCGTGAGCGTGTGCTTGTAGGCGGCCGTAGTTCCCTGCTGCGTCGGCGCCCCCGCGGTCCCGAGAATGTGCGCCAGCAGCACTTCGAGCCCCTGGTACTTCAGGTTCACGCTGAAGGACCCGCCCGACTCTTCCTTGCCGACGTCGCCATGGTACGGCGTCGCCTGGCCGATGAAGCTGCCGTCTTCGAGCAGAACGTTGTTCTGCGCGAGGCTCTCGCCCGGGAGGATCTCGACCCCGTCCCCCGCGCCGCAGGCGACCGGGGTATCCCACGCGGACGCCTTCTTGTAGCCCAGCTTCGACGTGTACCCCTTCGGAATCGCCATGATCGCCTCCTAATGTCCTCGCCCCATCGTATCAAGCAGGGCAAGCGCCGCCGCGTCCCAGGTCTGCTCTCGCGCCCAGTGTGCGGCGTGTCGCGTAATCCGGTCGGCCTTCCCGCTCTGGATGAGCCGGAGCGCCTTCCGCAAAGCCTTCGAGATGTCGAGGTCCGTCGCGCGGAAGCGGGCCTCCCACGGCCCGCCCATCTGGATTCTGATCGGCCCGTTCTCCTCGACGACGACTGCCCTCTCCTCCGTCACGATGTCGGCGAGGCCCGTGTTGCGGGGCGCCACAACGAGGCATCCGGCGGCCATCGCCTCGACGACGGGCAGCCCGTAGCCTTCGCCGTAGGTCGGGAAGACGAACGCATGAGCGCTTTCGTAGATCCCGATGAGTGCATCACGGCTCAGGTCGCGCTGATCCACCGTGATGCGGCCGTCGTAGTACTGCTCGACGGAGCCGTCGCCTATGAACTTGATGAGCAGTTCAACCGGCTCGGTCGTCTTGAAGGTCAGCTCCCACGCCCGCGCGAGGTTCCGCCAGCCCTTGCGCTCTTGCGTCGAGCCGAGCCAGAGGAACCTCGCCGGCGTGTCCACGCTGAATACAGGCTTTGACAGCGAGGCGTTGCAGAAGTCGTGATGTATCCCGAGCGGAACCGTCGCGGGGAGGAGTCCGTGGCGGCGCCACACGGAAGCGCAGTAGCTTGACGGCACGATGTGCTTCTCGGCCAGCTTCACAAAACGCAGCTCGTCGGCCGGCAGCTCATCCAGCTCCCACATGCTGAAGAGCCAGTTGACGTGACCGTGAAGAGGCAAGAAGTAGTGCGGCGGGCAGATGTGCAAGATGGGGTCTCCGACCTCCGTCTCGACGAGCCAGCCGTTCGCGGCTCGTGTTGCTTGACGAAGGTCGCACTTCGATGAGAGGGCCTCGCGGTACGATGCGGCCATGTTGAGGTAGCCGCGAGCCTGCGAGTGGATCGGGAAGACATACGGCACCCAGCAGACGTTCATGGGCGTCGGGCCGTGACGCGGGAGCGGACGCGCTCGACGAGCTTCCTGTGGGCCTCTTCCATCGGATCGTCTGGTACGGCGTGGAGTTGATCGGCGACGATCTGCTCGAGGTCTGCAATCCGGGAGAGCAGATGCCAGAGGATCAGCTTGGCATCCTCTGCAAGCGACGAATCGCGGAGTACCCGCTCGGCGTGATCCACAGAATCGCCCGGTTCCGTCATGTAAAGTCCGGATAGTGGTTCCACGACACCATCACGCGGAACTCGACGCAGGCCCAGCCCTCAAGGTGTCGGTCGCGGTCCTTGTCGGTTACTTCGATGTTGTGGCAGAAGTCGAGGCCGAGCGTGATGTTCGGCTCGACGACGCCCGTCTGTGGGTTCTTCCACATCCGCATGGAACGCTCGACGTCCTCGACGATCTCGTCCTGCACGAGGTCCTCTGGGATGCGCTGTGCCCAAGCAGGCGTAGTTGTCGGCTCCCACTTTCGACAGACGAGGATCCAGAACTCCGATTCCTCGATGAGCCCATAGTTGGTGTTCTCGTGGCAGAGCTCTGAGCCACGGCGGATGAGGGCGAATGCTGGCGGCTGATCTCTGAAGTGGCCGATCTCGTAGGCTGCCACTGGTATGACTCGCTCGACGGTTCCACGATACGGGGCTGCACCGTTGATCGAGAGGAGCCGTTCGACGAGCGCTTGGCGGATGCGGTATTGATGCGGGTGCTCTGTCATCGGAGCCTCATGGCTGCCTGAGCGAAGGCCTGGATTTGCGCTTCAAGCTGTGCCCGTAGAGCTGGGGCAACCTTCTCCATTGCCGGACGCAAGTAGGGCCTGGCGGGGATCTTCGATCCGGGATGGTTGACCTTCTGCAAGAAGTAGATCGGCGGGTCCTCGAGTCCGAAGGGGTTCTTCGGCCAGTTGAAGCACAGCCACTTCGCGTTCCGCGGAACGATCTCGTGCGGTCCCGTCGTACCTCCGTACTCGTGGATCGCCGCGTAGGCTGCGGTGGCCTTGAGTTCGAGCACGTAGCGCCCAGGCCCTTTCATCTTGGGTTCGGCCGAGATGCTCTTCGCGAGTGCGCCCGTCCTCTGCGCCAGTGGCCCAGGAGGCGGGTTCGGAGGATCAACCGGCAGCCTCGTGTACGGGTCGATCTTCTTGGACTTCTTCGGCATCGACCGCTTCGCCTCGGACGCGAGCCGCGCCCCGCCCGCCTTGAGGCTTCGCAGGATCGTGGCGGCGAGCTGCAGGCGCAGCTTCTCGACGCGTTGAGCAGCCTGCCTGGCGGTCACTCCTCCTCCGGCGGCCCGAGGAGCCCGAGCTGTGCGCTGAGCGCCCCCTTCATCTCGTCGCTGAGACAATCCTGCTGGTACTTCGTCACGCCACCAGCCCCATCGCTCTTCGACGTGAGGCCCTGGTCCTTGCGCTCGCGCTCGCGGTATATCACGATGGCTGCCTTTGACGCGACGTCCTGTAGCCAGTCGGGGATCTCGCTACGGTCAGCCGACCCCTTGTAGCCTCCAACGTACCGCACCCGCACGACCTTGACGCCGCAGAGCCACTCGCTCAAGTTCGACTGCCCGCGCCGCGCGCCCCGCAGGGCGAGGTCCTCCGGGAAGTCGACCATCACCCCTGGGCCAACGCCGATGCGGTCGAGACGGCCCACCCGTCGAGCGACGGTGTAGTTCACGTTCTCGGTCAGCCCGGTCCCAGAGGGCCACGAGCGAGTCGCGTCCTCCATCACGTCGTAGACCTCGATGAGAGGACGGCGCGCTAGCCACAGGTGCGAGTAGCCGCGCTCCGGCGAGAAGTAGGCGTTGATGATCGGCACGGACCACACGTTCGCTGTGCCAGTGCCGGCTGCGTTGGCGATCGTCACTGACGATAGCGAGTCGAATATCTGCGCGCCGTAGAACGTTCCGAGGCCGCCCACGAAGACTTCCGAGACGGTCTGCCCTCGGAGAGATCCGGTAGCCGTGATCGTACCGCCGGCGACTCCGGCCGACATCGACACGTAGACCGTGAACGGGCCCGACCGCGATGTCAGCGTGAGCGGCCCGTTCGTCCATGAGCCTGACGCTAGGGTCAGGTGCGTCTCGTCGCTGCGGTGGTAGACCACCGGGCGCCCGAGGAACGCCGCGATCCTCGAGGAGGCATCCGAG